CACCTAAATCTTTAATGATGAATGTCTTCTTGCCAACTTTGCCTGAATCCATATTATTATCCATCATTTGGTTAATAACTTTCTTATCATGTGCCGTTAAGTGCCCATCTAATACTTTTATTCGTCGATTATTCTCAACTATGCTTTTTTTTTTAGATTCATTTTTAGGAACGCAGTTATTAACTCTTTTACCAGATGAAGAGGATGTTTTTGTTTTAGGAGATCCGACTTTATAATCATCCCAACATGGATCATCTTCATTAAGAGATTCATTTGCAGATGCTTTCATATCAACTATGCTAGCCGCCATATCACCAATGGCTAATTCAATCATATCTTTTCCGTTGTTTGTTTTTCTGTGATAGAGAAAACATCGATTACCACCTGCAATTCCACTTTTTAGTTTAAGAGAAATTCGTTCAACTTTTCGTTTACCAACTGTGGTTTTACCCTTTGATACTATGAAAGTTTTGTAATCATCACCCTTTCTAATTGATGAATCAAACTTTATGTCAACAAAGTCACCTTTCTTTAAATTATTATAGATTTTTAATTTATCAGAAGTTGATATAGATTCAATTACTATAGATTCTTTTTTCGGTTGTTTTAATTTAACAGCTATGTTGTTAAATAATGTAATTGCTTTGATCTTAGGTAATCCTATTCTAATGACAGGAATTAATACATCATCACCCCATTTGTAAATAGCAGCTGCCCATCTATGATGCCCATCTACTATGAAATTATCAGAAGATATCACTAATGGTTTTAAATCTTTAGCATTTTTGAATGATTTGGATATACCAATTATCTTATTCTTATGAAGTTCTTTCTGTGATTTCTTTAATTTCCCAACTGCTATTTTCTCACTACTAACCTTAACCTTATCGGATGCAAGTTTAATAGCTTGTGGTAAATTATCACTATCAACCTGTGGCATGTTTTTTCTGCTGATATCACCCTCTGATAGTATATATGCTTCAAGTATGGTTACTTCATCGAAATTGAAATTGAAATTATTTAATTCCTCTTCAATTATATTTTTTATTTGTTCTATCTTATTCATTAGAATACCTTATATATCTCTATGGTTTATTAATGTGTATGTGAATGAATTACCGTAAAAAGATGCCGCGTTATGTAATATACCCATAAATCTATCAAAATCACTAACTCTTTTGAAAACCTGACAACCTGCCGACCATTTATTTACATAATATGATTCTGAATACGGATTTGACCTATGTATGTTTATACCAAACAATCCATTTTGAATAGTATCTGGATCTAAATCATACTCATTATCTAAATCATTATCCCTATAAACCTTTACGGGCTTTCTTTGGCATAATGCTTCATATTTACCTTGATGTAAGGCTATTTTGTATGATGATCTATATTGACCTGGAACAAGAATTGCAGTTCCATCTGAATTTAACGGGTGATTCATCCAATGTTTGCCTGGATCAGTAGTTGCTTTATATTCGTGGTAATTCCACTTACCATTTGAACCTCTGTATGAAATAGTTAATACATCATCAAATACATTTGTGATATCATTACTTCGATTACGACGTACACCAATTACATTTACATCGTAATTTTTACCAGTAAAAAAAGAATATCCTTTTGATTTCACTGCTCTATTTATCAATTTTAAACTATAATAACTCATAAGATATCTCTTTAATTTTCCGCACTTTTTATGTACCTTCGTAAATCAATAACATCAGTAGAATCAGCTAACTTCCGTTGAAGCATACTCACTGATGAACGTGGTATGTGTCCTAACTTAACAGATAACACAAACTCCCATTGATCTTTCGATAATTTACATTTAGATGTCATATCACCCTTTAAATAATACCCTAAGTATAAATATAGAACATTTTTATTTAACGCACTGGTCTATGATGGATGGCACCTCATTGATGGGATTTTTACCTCAACCGTTCCAATTCCGTCTTTTCTTTTCTATACCGATGTGAGTATCACCCTTTCGACCTCTAGTAGATTCCCTTTGTGATTCGTGAAAGTTTTGATCATACGGATCTTCTTTATACACCCCACCATCATTTTTGGATTTTTTAATTGGCTCTGTACCACCATACTCATCATCAATTTGATCATAGTCAATATTAATCGGTATCTTTCCCATTTAATTTTGTATTACGTTTAGATTTACCAAAAAATCTATAAATTCTTCTACATTATATTCTTTTGATTGTTCATCTTTTATCTTCATTGATTCAATAAGATGTGGTTTTTTGAAAACTATTTCTAATAGTAAATCATATCCCTGATCTGTCCAAAAGTTTTTAAATGATTTTTCTCCAATAGATAAATGATTACCATCTTTTACTTCTATATAATATTTCATCAGATTATGTTAGTAAATCCCTATCCCCATTTGTATAATCCCACGCACCTACTGATGTCGATCCCCAATCAGATGTACTTAGATTTGTTATAATTTCATCAGTGTTATTATATCTGGTCGTTTTCAAAGCCTGCTGCAACCAATATAGAGATCCTATTTTAATCCACGAATAGACATTTCCTGATGCATCTTCGATCACATCATTTCCTGGCTCATTGCTTGATACACATCTAATTGTGGCTCCAACGTTTTTGTCATAAGTAACAGCTGCAACTGTTGAGGTGGCTGCGGTTCCCCAAACTTCGGCATCATCACCATCATCATTGGATGCCCAATTAAAAGATCCGTTTGTGAAATTACCAAAAGAACCATTAGTATTTTTTATTCCAGATGGATATAAATTCAACATCGATGAATTAGTACCATCCCAAATTGGCGATACTGCTCTCAATTCTTCTGCGGTGAAATTATTTATAATATCGTCATAATCACTTTCTGTTGGAATTCTAAAACCAATGGGTGCAATACCACGACTATCTGCACTGGCGAACCAATTATAAAGTAATCCATATCCTGAATGCGGAACTGGTAGAAAGGTGTTACCACCAATACCAACACTATTCTGTACGGTTTGATTTTCATTTGCCACTTCATTTAAAGTTTTATAATAATCAAACTTCTGTTGACGTTTACTTAATTGAAACCCGTACTCTCTTAAAGCTTGTTGTGGGTTTTCATCGTAAAGTTTTCTATTGTTAGCTTCGGAAATCCAATGTTTCCAATTATATTCACTCATAGTTATTACCGTTTATTTACCTATAAATATTAGAATTTATATTAATCAGGTCAGTTTCATATGTTTTTACACTATTCACTGTAAATTTAAATATCTCAAGAATAAATTCACCAGATTCTAAATCCGATCTGTTTAAGATTTCTGAAAATTGTGTAATTAATTCAAACATATAATTACTCACACCCATACAATCGAATTCTACAACAATATCATGCTCAGTATGTGGATCATTAATACCTAACTGAGATACCCGAGTCTTTAGATTAAATTTAGTATTTGGTTGCTCTAATGTAATATAATCACCCACCAACTTTACATTATTATCTTTTAGATATATTGCAGAACACCACGGCTCCAATAAAGATATCAATTCACTACTACAATTATCCACTATAAATGCTATATCATATTTAGGTGGTATGATTGGTTTCATCATTGTATCATGTTTGACAAAGTGCCCCCATTTCCTAATAAAGTTTCTTGTGGATTTTATATTCTGCTTTTGCCATTCATCCGATGCAATTCCAACTTCGGTGATTGTTGGATTAAATCGACTTCCCCTACAAGTCATATGATACACACACCCATCCCAGGTTTGTACAAACTCACACCCATTTAATTGAAACCTATTGAAAATATCAGAATCTTCTTTAGATTGTGGTGCATATAATACATCATGCCCACCTATCTCTTGAAAATCATCTTTGTACAAAAACCAAGGGGCAAATATCCCATTTGTGATCTTACCAGTGGCGGGGATTTTTAATGAATTTAATAACTTTTCTTCATCAAAAGTTTCTGGCTCAGTTCCACAATCTAATAAAATCTTCTCAGGGCCATCAGGATGTAATGGTGGTTCAATTCTAGTTAAAGATACAATTGTTTTAGGTTTTATGTTCTCAATTACAGATTCCAATGATCCTGGGCAAAGATACATATCAGCGTGGAAAATACCAACTATCTTTGTAGGTGCAACTTCATTAATCAATCTATCATATAATATAGTATGTCCTAATCTATCAGGCCCTTCATTTCTAATAGCTAGAAAGTTTGGATCTATTTTCATTGTAGATTGACACCATTCCCAGGTCCCATCTGATGAAAAATCATCTGCAACACATATATGTGGATCGGGCCCACCATTCTTTCTGATCGAATCATATGACCATTTCAGATATTTTAAATTATTTCGACTGGGTTGAATAAAACTTATATCTTTTTTACTTATCATAACTTCATTTTCTGTTTAAATACACTCTCACTGTAATGTTTTATGTATAATTCTTTTGTTAAAATACAATTTTCTTCGTAGAAATCTAAATCATTCCACAATTTATCTACTAACCGTCTTGCAGTAACCATATCACCATCTTTAACTGATAAATTAGGGTGTAATATTCGTTGTGTATCTAATGTATCATATCCAATGGATGGAATTCCTAAGAAACTACAGTTTAACGAAAAAGTTCCAGCTGCATGAGTTCTCATCATATGAATACCTAACCTTCTTTTTGACAATTCAGTGATCCAATCCTGCCACACTAAATAAGGTAATTGGTTAATACCCAGTGATGTTTCACTTTCTGCACGTCGACCCATCATAGGTTGATGTATATCATCAGTAACACTACTAGCTAACATAAACGAATCAAATCCACCATACCACGATTTCATATTACCACCTATCATAATACCAGTACGTTCATCAGGCCTCATTATATCATCTGGTACAGCATCACTTATCATAAGTGATTGCAATACCCTTACATCTTTATGATTAGTCAATCCCCTTCCACGTTGCACCATTGGTGGTATAATAATGATTCACTCCTATTGATGGTGTATATAAATATGATTTTTTCTTTGATAAGGCGGATATGGCCCAATATCGATCTTCTTTAGTAGAATAACTCTCAACAAATGGAATATCCATTAAATCTGCTTTATTGTAGAAACAAAATGCATTATGTAAGAATGGTCTATCTTCAATTGATGACCACATATTTACCGTCTCAATTTCTGTAAAATGAGACCATATGTATCGTTTTGAGATCCGTTTCCCATAATAAATTGGTGTTTGATTTCCAAAGACAGCGGCGTGGGTTTTTAATTTCTCAACCACATACGGAACATCCATATCTGTAATCTGAGAATGTGCTGATAAAATCAATATAGTTTCATTAGAACACATCTTAACTGCCGTATTAATTGATTTACCTGGAGTATAATTGGATATCTCAACCACTGATATGTTTAATCTATCATTAAATAATGCAACCAAATCCAATGAATCATCGGTTGAATTATTATCAATAACAATTACCTCTGCATCGGGAATATAATCACATATGGATTGTAATGCAAATCCTATATGATTGAATTCATTTTTATTTCTAAGTATAATACTAACCATATTAATTATTTTTTTTAAAATTATGCATCAAATCTACCAGTATAATTTATCCTAGAATCCAATTCACTCAATTGGTAGTTTGACCCTAAAGGAAATAACATTTTATCTCTCATATTAATATAATCCGTTAAGTTTTTCATTTCATGTGGTAATATTGCGAATTCATTATCTCGACCTGGTAGGTTATTATCGGTTGTAAAATGCTTTTCGATAACCATTGCACCCTCACCAATTGCTATTTTTGCCGATTCAACTCCTTGAATGTGATCTGAGTATCCAACCGTTGATAGGTATTTGAATTCACCCATCCGTGATATGTTAGCCATTTCTGGTTTACATGGGTACGTTGAAACACAATGAAGTAAGTATAACTTTGCTTTGTTAATATGTGTAACACTGAATACGATTTCTTGATGCTCCGATGTACCAGTCGACATGAATATAGTATCGAAGTTATCATTACAATATTTTATAAGATCTATATTTCTAGATTCAAAACTTGGAATTTTAACTTCTTTCAATCCCAATGAAAATAATAATTCAGCATCTCTAATACTGAATACACTTGATAAGAACTTAATACCAACTTTGTTACAATAATCAATTAACTCTATATGTCGATCTTTTGTTAGTTCCGCTTTTTGATATATTTCACGGCGACCATCTACATCCCATTTGCCTGGTTTTAATTTACTAACAGACCAACTTTGAAACTTCGCATATGTTGCACCACTTTCTTTTGCAGCGAGTATCATTTCTTTGGCTAGGTTCATATCCCCACCGTGATTCCATCCTAATTCTGCTATTACTTTAATCATTATTTTTCATTTTTAGTTTTGTTTTATTTAGGTCACTCTCAGTGTGTATATCAATAGCCGAGTCCATTATACAACCTAGTCGTTTACTAACCTGCCCATTTTTTAAGTAATGGTATTTGAAAATACGAACTGATCCACTTCTCTTATATTCAGGGTTAACAGTAACTAAATCATCGTAATTATTTTCCAACATATAGTCAATACAATCATCTAATGTCTGCCATCTATTAGGATTATCAGGTTGCAATCCAACTACCAAATCATAATTAACAGTGGGTTTATCGGCAAGTACACTCATATACACATCCACAACTTCCACATCACCACAGAGGGATATATCTCTATTATGAAATTGCACAATATCACCATACTTACCTTCAAATGATTCCATAACTTCCGAACTTTCCGATGAAACAACCACATGGATCTGATTCTTGCTATTCAATGCATATTCTATAGAATGCTCAACTAATGTCTTTCCATTAATCTCACGGATATTCTTTTTTTCTAATCTAGTGGAATCTAATTTTGCTGGTATGATTACTAATACTTTCATATTATTTACAGTTTGTTAATTGCCCACATATAGGCTTTTGTTTGTCCTTGTATAGTCATACCCCCAATATGAGGTGTAACTATACAATTTAATTTTGAATTTTCCAAATGAAAGAGTGGTGAATTTTTAATATCATCAAATTCATCTTCAATGACATCAGATGCATATCCAATTAATTTAGATTCCTGTAATGATCTGACAACATCGGATTCATTTACAATTTCACCACGAGATGTATTTACTAAAAACTTAACATTACGGGAAAGTAATTTGTAATCGATCATATATTTAGTCTCATCGTTAACATGGACATGCAATGACACAGCATCACACTTATCAAATAACGATTCTAAGGTATCAACAGTTGATTCGTTTGAATATGGGTCGTAGATATCCACTGTAGCATCAAACGATCTACAATACCCAGCCATCATCTTCCCAAGCCGACCATACCCCACTATACCCACTCTATAACCTTTCATCTGCTGCCCTACGAATGGTAGGTAATCCCAACTCAGATCACGTTTTGTAATATTATTTGATTTTGTGATATTTCTCATCAAATCTAAAAGTAAACCAAATGCAAGTTCAGATGTAGATGGTAAATCATTAATAAGCCCCATATCATTGGTTAATGAATATATTAAAATACCACTATCCTCACAATATTTGATATCGATGTGGTTCATTCCTGTTGAGCACGTATTGATTAGATCAATATCAGTACCATCTAATAACTCCTTATCAATTTTATACGTTTGTTGATTTGGATTACATAAGATGGTATTAACACCACTACTTAGTAATATCGATCTCACATCCATTTTTGATGCTTCTTCATAAAAAATCACATCACCCTTTGATTGTAAAAGTTCAACTGCACCCACTATATGCTTTATTGGTGTTATTACTATTATTTTTCTATCTATCATCAATTTAATTTTACTTTAAATTTTAGTGGGTACTACTAACTGACCAGATATTGATCATTTCGTTTACTATATCAATTAATTCCTCATCGAAAGTAACACCTAAAACTCTCCGAGCCTTATCCGTGTCGGCAAATCTTATCTGAATTTCAGGATATTCACCAAATGCCTCAGTGGTACTTATATATTTTATTTTTGAGTTATTCCCTGCGATTGTATTAATTAATTCCGCTGCATCACGAACTGACATTTGTTTATCAGAACCTAAATTAAATATCTCAGATCGGGTCAACTGCTTCCGATCATACATTCGGATTAATCCAGTAGATATACTTTCTGCATGGCAAATACTTCTCGTTTGAAGACCATCACCATGTATGATAATATCATCACCTTGCATTGCCTTATGTAAAAATAATGGGATATGACCACCACTCCACCCTTTGGCTGCTCTGGGGCTAGTACATCCGAATATTCTTGCAATTGATCCTTCAATATAACCCTCTTTAAATAAATCCATATAATACTGTTCTTCCCATAATTTGGTTACAGCATAACTATACCGTTTTATATTAGGTGGGCCAATTGTTAATCTATCAGTTTCATTGAATGTGGTTGAATTTGAATACACATCAGATGTACTACTAAATATGAGGAATGCACCCGTTGATTTACATATAGATTTAATCCTCTCTGCCATTGTAACACTATTTATCATAACTTCGGATGCATCACATTTCACCCCACTGAATGTTTTCTTTAGTGTTGCTAAATGGAAAACTGCATCCAATTCACCTACGTTTGTAAAATCTTGAACTTTACTTTTTACAAATTTAAAGTTCGGATGCCCATTCATATTCGATCCATAACTTAAATCATCAACTCCGATCACATAATGATCTGCTTTTAAAAGCGTTTCTACTACATGACTTCCAATCAGGCCTGCGCAGCCTGTTACTAATATCCTACCCATATTGGTCCGTTTTTTATATTGTGTGTATAGTACTGATCTATTAGAGTACCAGTATATTTATGTTTTACGATTGGGAATGTTCCTTTTACATTCTCATAATCCCACCCCCATCTTTTTTTGAAATTAATCAAATGGGGGCCGTATTCCCCAAAATGATAATTATTACCAGCTTTAGCACCATGAGCACTATTCACATCTATTCCAAACTTCAATTTCAAGCTCTGATCATTCATACAATATAAATTTGGCAGAATTACTGACATGTAATTTTTGAAATTGAATTGAAATGCTACATCAGGAGCCCATAAATGAAATTGGTAATCCTCTGTGGGATTAATTACATCATTCCATGCTTTTACATTAATACCAAGTGCAGCCCACATCGGGAATTCTATTGCAAATGGTCGGTTGAATTTAATGTGTTTAATTAACTCAGGCTGTCTAACGGGACATAACCATCGTTTGCGATTATCCTTTATGCTTAAATGGCATAACCCAAGTATTCCCTTAACATTATCTTCATTTCGATTATATCGTTTCAATGCATCTCCTGTGTAAGATCCATTATCTAAGTGATTAAATCCAATTAAACCCACTTTTTCATTTTCCAATAATTTAACCTGATGTTCCATCGAATCAAAGAAATTATCAGTTATTGGGTAGTTGTCATGTTGAAAACAAACTACGTATTTACAATTAGGTCTATTTTCATTTACCCAATCGATCACTGTTTGAGTTGCGTATTGTACCCCACACTTCTTATTTTCTAGGAATGTGAATCCAATTCGTTTTGATTGCTCTTTACCTTTAGATATCTCAATATCACTACTACCATCATCTACATTGACAAATTCATAACCATTTAATTTAATATTTTTTAAAACTGCACCCTCAACCATATCATAGTTATTTCTAGATGAAACATACACTATTATACTTTCTTTCATATTTTTTAACTGTTTACTATATAAATTGCTTTATAGTGCTAATCACAACATCAGTACTATTAAATAATAAACCACCTTCGATTGAATTTAATATCCAATCATTATTATTAATATTATGTGATAGGTGCGGTAATATATTTGTATTAATATCAAATAAATAATTGTAATCAGAAAAGCTACCCTCTTGGCCCGTACCTTTTATTAAAACAGTAGGTATACCAATCTGAATTGGTTTAAATGCAAGAGTCGATGGTGCTGAAATAACACATTTACTTTCCGATATTAGTTTATTATCATTATCAGTATCAACTACTATTTTATAATCTAACCCAACTGGTAGTATTTTACGTAGGTATGTGATATTTCCTGCATAACCACCATCATTAGCCCTACTCTTTAATTTTATAATTACGATAAGATTAAAATGCTTTTGTATGTTTAATATATCAATCTTTTTGAAAAAGGATTCATCAAAGTTTTGCTTAAACGGTGAACTTCTATTACCTAAGAAGTTAACTATAACTAATATATGTTTTTTGGGTATATTTTTATAGTTAATAAGAGTGTCATTAGCGGGTATACCACTAGCTATACAATCACTATGGATGATGTCTTTTTTACCGAAAACCATACATTTATCAAATACAACCATATGCCCTTGTTTAAAATAGGGTTTTTCAGAGTTACCATGCTCAAACGCTATAAGTTTACAATTCTTTTTAGAATACACATCTTTTAGATTAGTCTTTGCATTATTTCTATTATCATCGGATATAATAAGATCATAGTTTGATACATCACACTTATGTTGATATATATTCTGGAAGTATTCTGAATATTTTTTATCAAACACTTGCCTCATGTCAATATCACCAACCCACTTATGATTACCAGCCATCTGATACACTTTTAGTAAATCAATATTATACTCAGATGCAAGATTTGGTATTATTGGATAAATTCTCTCACCAGTCCGATATTGTGATGTTATAAATAATATACGTTTCATATTAACTACTGTCTACCACTATGCTTTCCCATACTCATAAAGTATTTATTAGACCGAGAATCACCTTCTAAATATGTGAAATTGAAATCATTTTTCCAAGCAACATAGTTAAAACTTAATTGATCACGTTTTGAATAATACTTTATCTCAGCCCACCAATCTTCGTTATGTTTTATTACATCAACATCATTATGATTTCTAACTACTATTGGTGTGGTGGCTTGACCGTTGTTTGATGGATATCCGATGGATTTATACAACCTCATTTGTTTCTCAATTACAGTAGGGTCATCTTTCCAATTAGAAATACCCCGATCTGGTGTTTTTTTTGAATTAATTTCACCATATTGAATTATCATATTAGCTTCATCATATACACAATTCCACTTGTCCATCACTTTCATATGATCGTAAGTCTTACACGAATTACCAGTACATAATTCTGTAATATCCGACTTTATTTTTATATTACCATCTACCCAAATTGACCAATCATATCCTTTCAAATATCGATGTGATAGTGTTTTGTATTTTCTGGCAGTTCGAGTATTATCATCATATAAAGGTAAAACTTTTCGGATTTCCCATACATCACTACTAATATCTCTATCAGTAAAACAAATAAAATCAACACCATCTGGCTTCACCAATGGGTCAGTTAATGTATCATACCCACCTATAATTGCTGTATAAACTACTATTTTCATAAATAATTCTGATTATGGATTATATTAGAACCGAGATTAGGCCGTGCCACCGTGAAGGTTGGTGTGTAATTTGCAATCGTATCATTAACACCTGATTGATTACCTACATTGAATTGTGCTTTTCTTTTAATGTATAATTGAATACGAATATTCACATGCCTCATATCTAGAGCTTTTGTAAATTCCAATCCTTCAATTTCAGGCGATTTAATCCAATAAAACATGGGTAAATCATATTGATCAATCACATCTTGGATTCTATCAATACCCACACCATCAAACCGATTCGATATAAGGAGAGTGCCAAATATACCATCAGAATGCTCTTTAATAATCTTATCACCAAGTTCACATTCTTCTTTTGACCAATATAATTCTGGTTCGATATTATCGAAATTGTCAAACTGCCAGAATCGAAGGATTTCTTCCATTAAAGGCACATCATCAGTGCCATATATTCGATAGTGATCATTGAAAACATCACCTTCAAAGGAATCAATAAACCCATCAACGTAGGGGTTATTGTCAAATATAGTATGAACTACATTAAATGGATCATCCCATGAACTCCAGTTTTTCTCCAGTCCACCGAAAAGATTTCTAAGTAATTTTGGTGATGGTATTAAAACCTTACAGTTTGGATATTTCTCTTTAAGTTTAAAAGGGAAAGCTGATAATATTCCCCAATCACCCACACCAAATGCAGTCCTTAGAATTACAAATTCACCATTTTCTAAATATTCATCAGGTATATATGATGGATCGTTAGTAGAGAATCCCAATTTGTCGGTTTCCTGAATTGAGTACACTTTATTATTATAAGTTCTCCAGAATATCATAATTCATTATAATATTTGTTTTGTTTCTCCTGTATATCAATATCCTTTGAATGAAAAAATGCCCATACTTCTTCCATTGGTAAAAGTGATGATGTCTTATACCCATCTATTTTTTCATGCACTTTGTTGATCCATTTTATAGATGGATCATTTCTATAGATTCTCATCTGATAATCGGGGAAATTTATCCAACCCTTTTCGTTTATCTTCCAATTCCATTGGGTGATATGATCTGTGGTTATCCCACTAACCATATTAATTCTAGGAACTGCTATCAAATCAATATCTTTATTGAGTTTTAATACATCATGTATATGCTCAATTAAAAACCCACTAGGCAGTTCATCTGCATCTATGTTTATTATGTAATCTCCCGAACACATTGAGTTTAGTTTATTCTTCCACTCTGAAAAATCATCATTAAATTTCAATCGATTTAAACACCCCAAAGAATGTTCTATTGATATTAGAAAGTTCCAAACTGATTCAGGGCCCTTATCATCCATAAGAACAACTATTTCATCTGAATTTTTGATTCTCTTTAAAAGATATGGTATTAGATTTCGTATCGAATCTAATTCATTGTGGACTGTAATTGCGTAACTGATTTTCATATATTATCGTATTTTCCGTAATCGTAATTAACTGCTGATGTGATACCCACTCTCTTTAAATCAAATACCCTATAAGCTCCTTTAAATTCAGGGTTACTTTTTATCTCTGTAATATAGAATCTTCGTGAAGATTTATCTATCTTTAACTTTGGTATGTTTAGTTTACGTACTCTTGTAGATGTGGCCATTACCTCATTATAATCTTTTGCGAATTTCATAAAATCCTCAGGCTTTACATTGTCTAATGAAAGAGCGTGTAATTTTCCCTTAGAATCCTTCGGAAATTTAGGTTGTAAAACAAACAATAAGTATGGTTTTGATACCATCTCATCGATTGGTTTGTATCTGAGAATAACAACCATACCCCTCTCCAATCGACTGGTAGCCACTACCTTTGGTTCTTTAGTCTTACTTAAATGCTCAGTATAATACCCCATTATTTATTTTATTTTTTTCAATTTAGGTAATTGTATCTTAGGTGTTTCTGTTTTTTTCAATTTAGGTAATTGCAACGGTACGTTTTTTGGTACGTTATCACCAACTTCGTTTGGTATTAACTGAGAAATAACACCTACCATATGTGTATATGTGAAGTTATCTTTAGTGAATTTTCGATGCTTTCTTGATAATGCAAGGTATTTATCGTAATTTTTAACTACATCTCTCATATACCCACCAGCTTCACTGTAATCGATTGTAAACCATTCTGAATCTTTCAGTATAAAATTATCAACTGCTGATGAATGTACCTTATCGAATGTTCCCTTTACAAATGTTACATATTCTGGGTGTAAAAAATCAACAGGACCCGACCACTGTGATACGATTATAGGTTTCCCACTTATAGTTGCTTCTAACAAAGGTCTACCAAATCCCTCACCACGAGTAAATGAAACATGGGCCTTTACTTTATTATGATTGTAAAGTGCATTCATTTCAGAATCAGTCAAATCTGAATGGATTAAGTATATATTTGGTAACGTTCTAGCATCGATACTTTCTTTTATAATTTTTATTTTCTTCTCAATTGCGACACGATCAACCAATGATGTTCCACCACTATTTGTTTTTAAAATAAGAGCTGGTCTATTTTTCTTATTTTTGAATGTTTCGAGAAAAGTCCAAATTAAACCACCTACATTTTTTCTATCTTCTCTGAAATCACCTTTCAACCAATGGCCTACAAATAGAAATGCGAAATCTTCACTAACAGTAGAAAGTGCATCATTCACTCTAGGCTCACTATCGGATTTATTATCATATATGTCGGTATTAATACCCTCAAATAAGACATCAATTTTAGTAGATGATTTCAAGTTACCAACAATCTTGCCACTATTTTTATCCTTTTTATCAAAGTTAGTTTGCTCAATAACGGTTTTAGTAAATTCAGATGATACAATTATCTGATCCATTCGGTTAATACCCTCAATACACTCAGGAGGCATTATACTAGTCTCAACACCCGCAGTTACACCGATGTTATAATAACCAACTGCTTGAAATTCATTAGGTACTGTTATCTGAAACCAAACATCTGGTTTTTTAGGTAAATTCCCAGTTAGGATTAATCGATTGATTAAATCACTATCAACATTTTCTACCAATGCATCCATTGGTGTTGAACCCCATCGTTGCGGTAAGATGTGAATATCCCATTCAGGTTTTGCCTCAATTAATGCTCTTATAAAATCTCTACTTCTTGCACCATAACCACTTCTGGTTGCTACTGGTGCTGATATAACTACGTATTTCTTATCCATTATTTTTAATATTATCTATTTCTTTTAATTTCATATTTTCCAAATTACTATAGATTTTTTGGGTTTCCATTCATTTAGAACGGTATCCATTGCATTTATAAATCTATCACCCATAAGATCTGCACTCATTCCAACTTCTGCTAATTTTACGTATTCAGATCCCTCAATACCACATTCAATTCTTACACTTTCATCGGTATCATACCATTTTCGCAATGCCTTAGCAACATCTAAAAATGAACACCTATCATCAAAAATATAAGGTGTAGTGGGTGATCCCTGTAGTGATCGGTTTGTCGGCCATACTGGATTCACCCAACGACCCCAACTCAAATTATGAGGTAGGTTTTTTATATCATGCAGGGATGGTTTATTCACATAATCAATTTTATTCAAATACTCACCATTGACAGTAAACCCACACTGATCTTGCAATCCACCAGTTACGTTAACAATTATAGGTGTGCCTGATGCTAATGATTCAGCAGTTGCCAATCCAAAACCCTCATTTGAAGAAATGTTTAAAGTGACATCTGCTAAATTATATAAACGATTAAGATTCTGAGTATCATATTTTGTCATTGTAAATACAACATCATAATCAGGGCAGAGCATATCTACTATTGATAATATATCAGTACCATTCATATCAACAGGCTCAGTATGCATTAGTAAAACACATTTATCTGATTGTTCTTTTGGTAAGGTATCACAAAATTCCTTATACGCTAGTATTAAATCTCCTGGCTGCTTTCTTCTAATATTTCTATTGTTAAATAAAATTACAAAGTCTTTAAGAATTATACCTAACTTTTCTTTTAGTTTCATCACTTCTAAATACTCATCACATAGGTGAGGTATTGGTTTGAATTGTGCTGAGACACCATGCGGTATGTATGCGGTATATGTTGTATTACCCTCTAAATGTTTACTATACTTTTCTTTCATTACCATAAGTTTTTACCTTCAATTTCATTCCAATCTACTAATTCATCAAAATTCCCAATTACCGACCCATCACTATCTAATGGTATAACCGATCCGTTATTGTTTTTAAGTACCCTGTGGTGAATACCATATGATTGCTTTGAAATACCAAATATAGCATCACAACTTCCATAGAATGGGTGATTATAATCAGGATCAGGGCCATCATCCCAGATTGAATAATACATTATCGGGCAGACTCTTCTTACTTCATCTTCCATAGCATACAACCAATCCCAAAATCTAGGATCTGTAAAATGCAATATTGCATCTGGACGTTCGGATGCGAGAATTTGTCTTATTAAATCCTGATTCCCATACCCATCATGGGGTATTAATCTAACGTTCGCATCGTGGATGTTGGTTTCTTTTTTAACTGAATCTGAAATATCAAAGAATTTACCCTTATCGGGGTGGTTGATGGCAGCTGCGACTTGAATCCAATCAAATTTCTTAACAGTATTAAATACTATTTCACGGGACATAGTGGCTATACCACTATGTAATCTCAAATCATCTGAAAGAAGTAGTATTAATGGCTTTTTTCTTTTATTATTATTCATACATTGTAACTTTATATATAAGTATTATTTTCTATTCAATTAACGTAAACAACTGTCTTACCCGATCGTTTCAGTAACCTTTCAAAGTGGGTTTTTTCAGTTTTTTTAATTCCACCGAAGTAGACTATTTTATTACAATTCTTAACAATACAATCGTATTGATGTAATCGTTGCGTTGGGTGATATACTTTCCCATAGTAATCATCAGGCATACCACTATATAGTGTTCTTTGTGTATGGGCTGGATTATACTCTGCATAATCTAATCCAAATTCAAGTGTATATTTTTTCACCCAAAACTCACAACCCACACGTTTCCCTCGTGTCACAATTTTAATATCAGTTCCTATCTTTTTCTTTATATTAAAGATAAACTCTCTTATTTTCCTAATATCATCATATCGTTCACCACCTATTATTGCAATCTTCATACTTTAAGGTTTCTTTTTACTTTATTCCAATACAGTTTAGTCTGTTTTTTCTTAGACCATTTAGGCCCACCATTCCAAAACCGAGCAATAGATTCATAAGTAGAGTATTTGTTATGGTAATTAGATACTATTTTAAATATAGTTATTGATTTATCACGATCCCATCTATCTGATGGTAGATATCGGTGTGGTGAGTTTTGAATCTTTAGAATTCGATTACACTCAGCTAACATGATAGGTCTTATTTGTAAACATCCGACTGCTTTTTCTTTTTTACAATACGCAGAATCATTACCACTACTTTCCACCATAATAATAGCATTAATTAATGATTCTAAATTAGTATAATCAACAACCTCAATTTTCAATTCAGGAGATTCCTCTACCAACTCAATGGTTTTAATGGGTATTGAATCTATATAAACCTCTGGCGTTGTACTTACCAACGTATAGGATGTTAAAAATAACGATGTTATTAATATCAAATATTTCATATTATGAATTTAAATTATTACTACAATATACGTATTATTATTCACTTATCCGAATGAATTCACACATAAGATGTGCTTCGATTTCAGTTTGTCTTTTTGAATCTTTTTCAATCTGACTAGGTATTGTTATACCTTTGGATTATTTAGGTGCTTTAGGTGCTTTAGGTGGTGTAGGTGGTTTTGTTCTGTTCTCTTTTGGACACCGTTCGAAATCATCTTTAAAAACACAATATTTACAATTTTTTGAATTCTTACCCACCTTTGCTGGGAACTTACCACTTTCTGTAAAACTACCATCAGGATTATATGCGTTTTTCACAAATGATTCAAACTTTTTAGTAAGTTCATTCACTGTTACACTTCCGTTTGCAGGTGAAAACATTTGCACACGTTTCTGTGCAAACATCATCCCCTCATATAGCTTTCTTTTAACTATAAAATATTTAACATCAATACCATCCACTGGATATCCAAACTGCTTAGAAAGGTATATCTTATAAAGAATTAACTGCGCTATCTTAGTCTTATCGGCCTTTTGATATTTATTCCAACCCTTAGTTGAGGTTTTTATATCCCATATCTCAATCTTACCTGTGTATTTATTCTGAAAAACTAAATCTAGATACCCTTTAATGTAAACTGAATAACCATCTACTGCCTGACTGTATATTGGTAACTCTATAGCCACCAACTCCAATTGCTTTGTGCTAAAATAATCTGACCTTCGGTTTGTAACAAATTCTATGATATCACATCCATCTTGAAAGAACTCTTCTAGCTCAGATGGTGTAGAGAAATGATCACCACCACACTCTTCCTGCATTTTCACATACTGAAATATCAACTTATCATGTAACATCTGACATAAATTCATTTCAGATGCTTCATTTATTGATTTAGTATATAATGTATGTAACCAATCTTGCAATACCTCATGCATTGCCGTACCAAATACCAAATGCACACTTGGATCAAACTTCCGAATCTTATCCTTATATGCTAACTTCCATTGATGTGGGCATTTAGCGTACATCGTATATTGTGAATACGATACAGATTTCTCACCATCTTTTGGTTCAACTATATTAAATGATAGTATATTATTTATCTTACTTTCTTTCATAATTGAATTTTAATCATTGCTAAATATTCAAAATCAGATATTAAGAACGTCTCAGTTCTTCCGTATGTTGAATTTAAATATTCAACGATAACAATAGTATCGGTAATATCCTTAACTTTTACTAAAACTGGCGATGAATTGCTCAAATCTAATGCAAATTCCTTTCCTATTATTTCAACCTTCTTCATAATTATATGTGCATACAATATACAAAAAAAGCCTGGATATACCAAGCTTTTAATGTTAAAAATTTATTAATTACTTACCCCACTTACCCCTTCCTACTATCTGAGAAATAATACTATAGTTTGATAAATCACTATAGGTGTCTTCTAACGATTCACCTACTAAATCATCTTTTGATAACACTACCAATTGCTTTAATCGGTTTATTTTATCTTGCATCCTAAACCAAATACCAGTCAATGATAATTTAACATCATCAGATGTTTCAAGTGTACTTCCTAAAGATATGTTTCCTGTGCCATAATTTAAGGATTTTCTACAAAATAATTCATATTGTTCTTGTTGAATTTTGCGGAATTCTTCTGTCATTAACGGGTATCTAGTTGCACACTCCACCATTGGTGAAACTGAAAAACCATCCTCTGTGTCAGCAATGATTATACCATTATTACGTTCATTTATCATATTATCCATTTAATAGTTGTTTTGTATTTCCGTTGATGATATATTTATTCATCATCTGTATGTGTGCATCATATCTAGCAAGTTCATCAAGTAAATATCCTGTGGTGACATACGTCGAATCTGTAGGATTAGTATTGTTTAAATTACTTTGAATTTCATTTGTAAAACTTCTAATTCTACTTCTAGCGTATTCAATTGTTTTTTCAATTTCTTTATCTTTCATTTTAATAACTTTTTAGCTTCTTTATTACTCAATCCATATTTCATTACAATTTCAATCACCGCATCTTTAGATAAGATACCCAAATAATCAATAGTTTCACGTTGAGATACACCATACCATTTGGATAAGTACATCAATAAATCTTTATTGTATTTCTCAGATTTATCACCTTTGATGTACTTATCAAATGTTTTCTTCTTAGGTAGGAAATCCAAATACAACTTATAAACCTCACGTGGCTTTAATAACCCTATAGTATATTTCTGCAACTCATTTATAATTGGCAGATAATCCATATTCATGGAAATCGATCTATTAATAATGAATGGTGAGAATGATTTCCTATCCATTTCGGTTAGGGTATCCCACTTTACTTTCTGCTCTTTTATTCCTGAGAGGTGCTGAAATATACTACGGGGTTTCTTCACTGTGGATTTAGCACCCATTAGATTAGATTAATTGGTGATAAATCTTCATGCGGTTGCCCACACTGCTTGCAAATAATCATTGGAATTGGTAACATTGATTTCTGCCCATTTGGTGATTGCATAGCGGGTACTCTTTTGAACAATGTAACTTCCTCAAAAAATATACCATCACAATTAGAACATTTCAATGTCTCCAATTTCGTCGGATCTAACTTAGTTGGTGGTAACTCCGACCCGTTACCACCATTCATATCTATAAGTTTACCCATTATTTTGATTCATTTACAGATTCTTTTCTATAATCAGTTACTAACTTCTTCAATTCACCAATGTGTTTTCTAGCCCTACCTTTCGATGCTTTTGTTGTACCGTAATGCTCTTTTTCAAATGCTTCGAATAGAGCTTTCATTTCTTGGAATGTTATTTCCGATTGTGTTTGTGGTTCCATAATTTTACTTTTTTTGTTTATGATTTTATATCTATTATAATTTCGAGTAACATAGCCATGATAGCTATCTCTTTGTCGACAACGGCAGATTCTTTATATTGACCATCTGCTATTTTTAGGATAGTATTACCCACCTTACCGTTTGCATATTCATCTACGTTCTGATATAAGAAACTATAGAATGGTGTAAAATCTCTTACCTTCGAATCTGCAATTATCTTACGTATGTTCATAAAACATACCTTAGTATCACTACTGGATTTTAATTCAGATATCACCTCACCCATATAGTTAGCCTGTATAGTTGATTGCTTATCTATCTGAATTTCACCATCTACAATTTGTCGTTGTGCTGAGTTTAATACTCTTCTAATATCAGGATACCCACTATTAACTAAGGTTGCCAAATCTTCCATCTGATATGATACTTTCTCAGTATCAAGAATGTCTTTCAATCGTTTAGCTACCTCTGCCTTTGATGGTGGTATGATTCCAAATGTCTGACATCTACTCTGAATTGGATCAATTATCTTTTCAACATAATTACAAGTCAAAATAAATCTCGTTGTTCTTGAAAAGGTTTCCATTAGATTCCGTAATGCAGCTTGTGCATTTGGTGTTAGATAATCAGATTCATCTAATATGATAACTTTCCATGTTCTAAATCCCATTGATGATGCGAAGCCACGGATCTTATCTCTAACAGTATCTACGTTGTTTTCATCAGATGCGTTAATATACATCACATCACAATCAATTGAGTTTGTAATGATTTTTGCTAATGTGGTTTTACCCGTACCTGCACCACCATATAGAAGTAGATGTGGTACATCTTCATTCTTAATATACCCTCTGACTTTTTGTAGTATGGTTTCATTACCAACGTAACCATCTAATGTATCAGGACGATACTTTTCCACAAAAAGTGAATGTTCATTATTATTTGTCATAATTTCCTTCTTCTGCTAATTTAATCAAATCACCATGTATTTCTCTATAATCCATCATCTACCTATTTCTTTTAACCGTTCTTTTTTAAATGTCTCCCAATCCTTTCCAATACCATCACCATAAAATAGATGATCTGGTTTCAATCTACCCTCTGAATGTAATTTCTTATATCTGCGTATTGCTTTTGGCTTCCACCATTTAGTAATATAATCAATACCTTCGATAAACTTCTTCTTCATTACCAAATCATCTTCATTGATTGTATCACAAAGAAATTCATTCCCATTATCATACATCATTGCCAAATACACCCCCCTATGAAATCCATGATGATATTCAGATTGTTTGATACCACACTCTTTAAGTATTTTTGATAGTATCTTTTGTTTAATACCACTCACAGGCCCATTTCGATCATAACCCATACTTTCACCATTACGTGCTCTTTCTTCGGTTATATTTGTCTCATACCACTCACTATGGTTTTCTTTTAACCACTGATGCCACGGATCGTAGAACTTATCATCAGGTTTAATTGATATCTTACCTGCAGATTCCCCAACTGTTTTGAAATGTGGTATACCATTATACTGCGAATGTATTCCATATAGAGATGTAGTACCCACTGCTATCAAAGTTTGACCGTAATTAGATTTCCAATAATCACGAATCTCTGAAACAGTAGCCATAGCTGCGATAAGTTTACCACCCAAAAAGTTATAACCCAACGGTTGAGTACATACTATAGTTGATGCTATAGATGTGTGGTTTAACTTACCTTTCTTAAACCGATCATCACGTGTCCACCCTATGTAATTATCCCGTGCCGCCATTGAAGTAACATCAGATGCTAATGATATCTGACCTAACAGTTTACCACTAACCCTATCCTTTACATTAACTTTAACGTTGCGGCCTGGATTTGCTACAAAACTCATAGAATGAATCATTTTTCTAAGATAAGACCATTGAGTTGAATCATTCGGATCATCTACGATTTGAACATACGGATCAATATTTTCAATTTCTTTTACCGTTTGTTCAACGTCATTGATGTCAGTAGGATTCCATTGTGAATCGTATAATTCAGTAATATGAGATTTATTAACCATCATTACTTCCTCTTGCAACTCTACCCACTTTTTGTATAGAGTTTGTTCCTCTACCGTCATAGTGGATAAGTAATCCATATTCTCAATTAACAACCTCTTTTGATCTTCAAAAACAAACTCAGGTTTGTCTGGCGTACTATCCCAAAACTCCATATATCTTCTATTTCATTTGAACTAATAGATAGGTACTCTCAATTTCATCTGTTTTAAATACAAGCCTACACAGCCCCTTAGTGGATATTTCCATTGTTGCTGATTTAGAACCTCGATTTGATGTCAATATTTCTTTAAGATAATTTGAAGAAAATGAAATTGGATCTACATCAGTGGCACATTTACAATCAATCTGAATTGATACACGGTTTGTATTCCGTGATGAGTAACCTAAAACGATTTCAGCATCTTTTTCATTTCGAATGAAAGTAAACTTATCAGAACTGATACCCGATTTAGCTTTGGTGTACTTAGAAATGAAATCATCATCTATGTCAATTTTTACCTCAAAATCAGGAATTGCCTTCAAAGGTGGTACTACTGGAATTACAGATGGCTCACATAACATATAAGTAACAGATGTAGATTTATCTGAGAACTTAATGAATGCCTCTTTACTCGCCTCATTAACTTTACTACCAACGGTTATGCTAGATTCAAGAATATTTAACATAGCTTTAAGTTGCGATGTTGTGTATATACTGAACTCACCATCGGGAAAGCCCACTACATCAGAGGTAACAGTTCCTAATAATGTTTTATCATCTGATATGAAATTTACACTCATTTTGTCTGAATCAACTTTTATTGTAACTGATTCTACCTCACCACCAATACTATATCGGTTTATAAAGTTTTCAATTGTCTTTTTATCCATTTATAATTTGTTTATTTTATACAATATACGAATTTATTTTCGATTATCCTAATTAAAGTCGAAAAACTCTGCTGCTTTATCTAAGTTTGGGTTTGGTAAATCCCATTTCATTGCATCATAGAAATCATCTAATTTATTTTGAAGTTCTTTTTCCCAAATTAATTCGAAATCTATGTAGGTTTTAATGAACTCAATTATTTCATCAGGATCATTATACCCATTCAATGCAACCCCATTCAATCCCAATGGATTATTCTTTAAATACACCCATTTAACCTTATCACCATCTTTAATTGGTTCGTATTTAAAAGCAGTATTGAACTTTTTTAATAATTGATTATAAGTTATTGCTGCTTTAACGTGAGCGGGTGTTCCCTTTTGAAACTCACCAAGAGCTTGGTTTTTAAATAAATGCTTACTCATATCCGTAATTGCTGAATTCTTTGCAATATCAACATAGTAGTAATTTTCCATACCATCTTTATAATCTAATATCTTTTTATCGATGTTCAATTTCGCATCATCTTTTAGAATAGACCATAATATTTCAGACATCACTTCCTTAAAGTATACAGGAAATGAACTTCGTTTTACATCTAACCCCTTTACATCCAACTTATCACAATTAACAGAGTTATCATTTATAATCCACTGAGCGTATCGTTTTTTAGATACCCAAAATCCACCCTTTGCGATTGTTTCTTGCTTTATGTCAAATCTATGGTTACTGGTATTAAACATGGATTTAGCCATCACATCATATGTTTTATTGATGTGATCTTGCACTTCTTTTGCAACACTAAGAATGGCAGGTATCATTTCTTCATCAGAATTAACATCGATTTTAGGATTTCTAGCCTTAACCAATGGAGCTGCTTCATAAAATACTGAATCAGTTACGTGTCGACGTAGATGTTGTAATCTACGCCGACGTTTGTTTTTTTAATTGTTTTTATTTTCATATTTTGTTATATTGCCCTTATAATCGATTCTTACAAACACACACTTTAATTTCGATATAATCAAGTTCATTCTCCATATATCTTTTGGATGCAATTCTCCGTTTCTAAAATGTCGTTGTTCATCATATTCAATCACTACATTATTTGATCTATCATACCCATCTACAAAAAACGTATTATCTGGTATTTGATACTCACCACCATTTTCAGCATGCTGAAATGTATATCCATTATCCAACCCATACCGTTCTATAATTGGAATTGAATTTGGATTATATGAATGTGGCATCCCATTACGTTTTACACGCTCTATTGCAGATACACTCATTCGTTTCAGTTCATCAGGTCTTTTTGATCTCTTATAGTTACCATTATCTTCACCATGTCTAGCTTTACGTTTAGATAACTGAAAATTCATATCATCTGCCACATCTCTACCATACTTTTCAATCCAAATCTGATAATACGATGACCCATGATTACCATTCAACTCACCAAAACTACCTCTCTTTTTATTATACGCATTGAACTGATCCTCATCCCAACCACAAATATCACGTTTGTATTCAAATGTATTCGTATACGCCTGTTTTTGTTTATAATCTTCCCATCTAATATTACCTTGAACATCACCATGCCTTCGTATCATATTTTCTAATGAGTGAACTCCCCTCTGAATCATCCCATCTGATTGGATTGGTACATTGGGAAATTTAGTTCGATAATCTGCCATACTAATACCATGTGTCTTTAAATGAGTTGCTGTGATGGTGTTATACTTCTTATTACATATTTTACATTCAATCATACGTTGATACCCCCGTTTCTATATATAAGTAGTATTAATTATAATAAAACATCATCTTCTTCTGTTAATTCTGAAACTTTCTTTATCATTCCATTAGTTAACGTAACAGGTAGATTACCACCCATACTAACAGTTTCACCATTTTCTAATTGAATTACATAAGCATCGCCCGTTACACTATTATAATAATTATTAGCTATTAACTCAGTGGTTTTAATTACAGTCTGCCCTGTAAGTGTTACCGCTTCCGCGTTTTTCACATTATAGAATCTAAATGACTCCAAACCAAGTACACCATAAAGGGAATTGAGCATAATCTTCTGCACGGATTGCCGTTGATTGTAAAATTTATACTTATCATCATCACCTGCTTTTCCGAACTTCTTCATCAAATCTTTATATTCAACTCTCTTGTCGAACCAAACATTCAAAATTTCAGGAATTATACCAACTTTACTTTGGTCGTATAATGTACCATTAGCAGCTACACTTAGATTCATCTTTGTAATGAATGCATCATACTCAACCCTATCCATCGGATCTGATATATTACCATGAATATCTGTTATTTCAAACTTAGAAATATCATGCCGCATATAAGCCTCTGTGGAATAATTTGTTATATTACCCACTTGAGTTTCGGGTGATATGTTAATAGTCATAATGATACAGGGATATATTGATGTTAAATCTAAATCATATACCCATTTATATAGTCCTGGTTTTGGTTCTTTTACATAAGCCCCCTCAAAATCAAGTTTAAGTATCCATTCTTTTTTTAAGGTTTCCTTTAATGGGTGCTTCAATATAAATGAATTGGTAGAGAAATCAATATCATCATACTCTACTGATATCTTAGATGATTTCGATTTCCAAATCTTTAGTTTCCCTGATCGGGGTGTTAGATTCGGTAAATTCTCTAAATAGATTCGATTTTCACCTTTTTTACCTGAGTTTATCTTTAGTGAAACTCTATTGGGTTTATTCGGTGCAACCCTACCACTTCTACGTAGAAATGTGAGCATAGCCCCCTCTAACCACTTTGAAGAGAAAAGAAAATCCTCATAAGCAACATGGCCTGTGTGGCATATTGCCCTTGCCAAATCAATAAACTGTAACTTCTTATCTAAATCAACAACCAACTCAACATCGACTAGGTTATATTCAATAAACTTTTCAATATCATCTCTGAATAATTGATCTAAGTTACCATCATATTCAATCTTACCACGACCTAACTCTAAAGTTGCTATAGTATCAAGTCTATAATTCGGGTGTTCTGTGTATGTGAAGTTTTTAAACAATGCCATATAATCTAAACAAGATACACCTGCTATAAGGTAACGTTTTCTATATTTATTATACTTTATTTTACCAATTGGTGACAATCTGTTAGCCTCAGTCGTTGAGAATACATTACACAATCGGTTGTAAAGATATGTAACATCAAAGTAATCAATATTCCAACCCGTCACTATTGTTGGCGATATATCTACCCATTTATTTAAAAATGCAGATAGCATATCAGCCTCAGTGTTAAAGGATTTTACATTAGCACCTTTTATTTTCCTATCAATTTCTTTACCCGTATGAACTACATAAACACCTTTGTCATTTGTTATAGAATCGTGAAATGCTATTGCAGTTACTTCATTTTCAGCTTTAGTGGTATCGGGTAAACCTGAATTCATTTCTACCTCAATATCAAATGTAAGTGTACAATGATTTTTAGATACTTCATCAGATTCCCCATACTTATCTATTAGAAATCTAGTAATTTCATTTACATCAGATTCAAATAGATCATTAGGATTGTAATCTTTCCAATAGGTTACTTTCTTAACCCTATCACCATATATTGAAGTATGCGCACCATTACCATCTCTTACGTATGCATATGGTGAATACTTACTCGTTTCGTAACCAAGAACATCATCCCATGAATGAATTATTCTAGTATCACTATCATAAAATACGTTCTGATATGCCATTTACAATTTGCTTATTTTATACAATATACGAATTATTTATGAGATTACCAAAATTTAGTTTCTAAATCCGAATCAGGTTCGTATGTCGTATGTGTTGTTATTTCTTTATTAAAATCACTTGCGTTTTTCGGATATGGATAAATTTTATGTTTCAACTTTTTCATCAATTCACGCTTTTCTTTTTTATTCTGTGATATCAGTTGGATGTACCGATGTTTTGGTGATTCCATTTTTCTCCAGAATACGGTATGACCTTGTTTACCAATTTCTTTTTTCAAATGTTCTACGTTACTAGAACCCCAAAGTGAATATACAGTTCTACTATGAATCCAATTATAAGGATCGTTTGATAATGATATTCCATAAGTTGGCATGAGTGCTATCATATCATTAGTACCTTGATATACCCAATTAGTAGCTTGATAGATTGAACCTAAGTGATTTTGCTCCGTATCTGCATATGATAAAAGTAGTTTGATATTCTTATCATGTTCTTTTAACCATTTAAAACTCTGACCCATTGCATATGATTCTATATTAGAACCGTAACCATCATCTATATACAATCTGGTCAACTCCAATGCGTTATCCTTTGTCAATCCATCACAAATAGATGTGGCTGCCCTGGAACCCACTGGAAATCCATATATAAGACACCCAATTAACTTACTATCACCGAATTGTGAGTCATCTTCTGTTTTATAATAAATTCCCAATGAATACCTACAAGCAGTCCATGAGTGGCTGTAATGTTTTTTTATGATAATACTCTTAGCTATTGATTTAGCAATAGGTGCAATATGCACCCTGCTAATATCAACATATAATTTATTTTCTTTCATTATTGATAATCATCAAATTTCCCAAATGTCAAATGAACCCATGTCTCGTTTCTAACAATCCTACGGATATTAGAAGTAGTAACTCCGTTGTTTCTAGCAATTACTTTGAGATTCCTATGTCCAATTCTCCACAACTTTCTAATGGATATTACTTGCTTTGCCGTTAGTTTATGTTGAGGATGCTGCTCTCCACGAAGTGCCATTCTTAATCCCCTGTTGAACCAAATCCATCAGATCCACGTTCGGTTTTTGATAAATCATCTACTAAGTTAAATTCAATTTGCGGATAGGGTACTATAATTATTTGCATTACCCTATCACCAATATCATATATATTAGTGCCTAACGCAGTCGAAGTTCTGTTAAAAGTGGCTTGAATTTCACCACGATACCCACTATCAATAACACCAACTGAATTACTCAATTGTAAATCCATCTTACGTATTGATGATCTCGGAAAAATCAAACCAACGAATCCAGATGGGATTTCCATTGCCACACCAGTACCGTATGTTATTTGATTATTATCCCATTTTATAATATGGGTTGCGTACATATCCATACCAGCATCACCGAATTTTGCATAAGTCGGTAATACTGCATCTGAATTTAATAACTTTATATTTACATTCATAACTTTTTTTATTTAAAATTAACCGCATTTACTTGAACCGCAGTCAAGGCACTTATTACAACCTTCCTCAAATATAACATTATCAGATCCACAATCATTGCAAGTTACAGTTGATTTAGAACCATCAGGAATATATTTCTTCAAAACACGAGATAGTGATTTGATAAATGTAAACATATTTTCCGAAGATGTTTTATTTAACTGTTCTACTATAAATTTAATATCAACACCATGTCTTAGATTTGTACTGACCAATCGTGTGATTGCTTCTTGCTCATCAGTCATATCCATTGTAATACTTTCATAGATTAGAACATCATCTTTTAATAAATCATAACGACCTCGTTTGATTTTTTTCAACTCAAGTTGATTTTCAGTTGTGATGAATGATGTTATAAATGTTTCATATGGCTTACCATCTAATAATCCAATAAACACATTATATTTCTTTCCAGCAGATGTCGTTGTATGAACATCACACATTAACGATGTAGGCCGTTTTATTGCATCCATTTGTTTAAAAACTCCATTTGGGTTCTTCTCATCATTAGATACGAGAACGCCAGATCTAGATCCATCCACATAAACAGTTTGTCCTTTCAATCCGTATTTCCAGCCAGATAAATATATATCAGATACTTCACTCTCAGTTACAGTTGAGGGTAAATTGATAGTAGATGAAATTGCGTTTGTAGTGTATTTCTGTAAAACTGATTGGATTTGATTTCGTTTATTCCAATCAATATCATTAGCTGTAGATTTAAACCAAGGGGATGCTTTGAAATAATCCTCTAATACCCCTTTTTTATTAATAGTATTATTGAAATCATCATCATCATAGAAGAAATGTGAGGTTCTAATCCACTTTCTAAATTGTTCATGTATCACCGCAAATTCTTGCCAACTATCACCTATATCATCTACAAAATCAACCCTAACACCCTTTTGGCTTGGGTTAATCTTCTTACGTCTCATGTAATATGGTTGAAATAGAGGTTCACATCCCGAACTGGTCTGTGTCATTAAACTAACCGTTCCTGTCGGTGCTATTGTAGACCAAGACACATTTCTACGTCCAAATAACTGCATTCTAGCTACCTGCTCTGGGAATTCATTAAGTAAAGTATTATAAAACTTATTTCCTGGAACTATAACACCATCTATTGTTGGAAATTCCATTTCATTATCCCACCCTTCAAATGGCTCTCTTAATATTGAAAGGTCAATTGAACAATCGAGTTCTGCTCTCATTTTAGCCGCCATTACTTTATCGATAATAGCAATACCATCATCTGAATCATATGCTAAATTTAGACTTGCGATCATATCTGCTAATGCGGTAATTCCCAATCCAACTCGCCTACCTGCTTTAGTATTATTGTATGATTTTTCCCAAAGTTCCATTTCATCACGTTTAATATAATCGGGCTCAGGATCAGATTTTATTTTTTCTATAATTCGTAGTATATATTCTAATTCCAAATCAACAAGACCATCACCAAGTCGTGTATGTTCATAACATACTTCATATAGTTTGTCAAAATCAATTTCAGCCCCATCGGTGTATGGTTTATTTACAAAACTGAGTAAATTTAGTGCCATCAACCTACATGAATCATATGGATTTAAGAATTGCTCCCCGCATGGATTTGAGCTCTTTGGTGTAAATTGTGGGTATACCGCTGCTGGATCGTTATTGATAACAGTATCCCAATACATAAGGCCTGGCTCAGCATGATTCTTTGCTGAATTTATAATCTCATTCCAATATTCTTTTGCTTTTATTCTTTTAACATACCCTTTAAAGGAATAATTATCACCATCCTCACCTTCAACTTCACCATAATCAATTGTAGTTAATTTACCATACTCTAATGTTTCGATTGGTGTAGCTAAATCTAGCTGACCATCACACGGGAATTGTAAGATATAATCTTCATCATTCTCAACCGATTTCATAAACTTATCATTAAGTCTAATTGAAATGTTAGCCCCTGTTACGGATGTTCCATCTCTCTTAATTTTGATAAACTCCATCACATCAGGATGGTTAATAGAGATTGATAACATTAATGCACCACGCCTACCTTCCATTGCAACTTCTCTAGTTGTTGATGAAAATCTATGCATAAATGAAACTGCACCTGTAGTTGCTTTTGCCGTATTTTTTGTTAGTGTTCCCTCAGGTCTTAGGTTTGAAATATCAACACCGACACCACCCCTTCGTTTATAGTAATAAGCAAGGTCTGAATCTGTTTTTAAAATACCACCATATGAATCATACGGACTTTCAGTTACCCAACAATTAGAAAGACTAGCAATTATAGGGGTGCCTAACGTAGCCATAATTGAACCCTGCGGTACTATGTATTTAAAATCTTTAAAAAGACCATATATACTATTAAAAGTTAATTCATTTCGTGATCTACCGTATAATGATAAGTCCTTAGATCTTCTGACATCCAGATGTCGTTCTAATTTCTCATGGATTTCATCAACCCTAAAGAACTCAGCGGCCATTCTCTTATGCATCGCATCTGGATTTATTTCACCATCAGCTGCATATTTATCTAACCATACATTTGCGGCTAAATCATCACCCTTAAAATACTCTAATGGTGGTTGTGTAGATTCTATATCTATCTTATCGTTATTCATAAATTTCCTTTTAATTGTGTGTTAATAAATATCATCTCAAAGTATTAAAAGTTAACTTTGTTGTTAATTTCTTTATACTTTTGAAATAAATTCTGTCTAACAAAAGTCTCCCCCTCTTTCATATCTTTTTTTGTATTTTGACCATCAACTGAATTATCTGAAAATATCTCTATTTTACCGCTGGACATATTAGCTTTGGATGGTAATGTAGTACCATCGGGCCCGAAACGGTTCTTTATAACATGCCATCGACCCGTACCTGCTAACTTATCTTCAATTTTTCTACTCAGTGAAACTACAAAATCAGCAGTCATAAGTTTTGAGAATGAACCTGCTATTTTGGTACCTGTAATAATATCATCATCTGCGCCTGAATTATGACTATATACCCCATTAGCGAAGAACATATGTGTATCCTCTACGGTAATATCAATAGTATCTGAATCGCCGATTAGCTCAATACTCTCAATTTCGACCAAATCAAAATCATCTGGATTTAAATTATGTTTATTCATTTTCTAAAAACTTTTTACATTTGTTTATGATATCACTCCCATTCGCATTATACTCCGATTCCCATACAACTAAGACATCATAACCAGCTTTTTCTAATAAATCAATTCTATTGGAATCACGATGCCATATTTCACTAGCGGTATATTCCTTTATCATATCAGATTCACTATACAGATTAGGATTTGCATGCCAATAATCACCATTGAATTCTATAATCTTTTGTTTATACTTAAAATCAACCTTAATCAACTTATTACCAAAGTAGAATGATTGTTCATTATTTAATTCATAAAATTGTGTATCATTTATTGATAAATTTAGCGAATCATACAAATTCCAACAGAATGTCTGTGATATCTTACTATAACTTTTATATCCATACTTTGTTACCACCTCAACCCATTTTAAATATTTAACTAACCCAACTTCTTTACCATATCGTTTTGTAAATGATGATAACGATGTATTATTCTGATACTCTGATAACGATTGCGTTGCTAACTCAATATCACCATTATGGTACGTTAACCAATAATCAATACACCTCTTTGATGCGTTCTTCATCAGTTCAACGTGCTTATTATAATGAACTAAACCATCTACATCACCGTATTGAATTTGATACGCCTCTAAAGATGTGTTATCTTTTATCTTTCTTATTATATCATACCCATCTTCACCAAATTCATCCAAATAACGTTGAGTTGATGCCATATAGGATTGATGCTTATTCCGTTTATCCCACCTACTGTAACCATCCGCTACCCCGTATCTAAGTTGATATGATTCTAAGGTTCTACCATTATTCCATTTTTTGTTTTTAAAATTAACAGATTGTGTTTTTAACTTGGTTTTTAATCTATCATTCCACTTAACAGCACCATCAACTTTTCCATATTTGGCAATACACCCTTTTAATGAAAATGTATTTTTCTTCTTTGCTAACGATTCAACGTAATCATTACCGTGTTTCGTTCTCAATTCATCATGTGTTTTACCATATTTCTTTTTTTGTATTTCCCACATACGAAGACCTTCCCCTTCTCCGTATCTAGTTATCCAAGCTTGCTTTACTGATGCCATATTATATCCTTTTTATATAAGTATATAACTGCATGGCAAAACCTTACTTTTTTCCACTCTTTTTTACAAATAATTTCTCACCTACTGAAAGTCCATCTGCTATGGATTTTATTTTGTTGTATTGGGTTGGTATCATATGTTCTGCTGAAACATTTATCTCTCTACCATCTTTAAGCTTAATACGATAGGTTGGTTGTCGTTCAATTGGGAATACATTTGTTATTTTCTTAAATCCCTTATGTGTTAATATTTGGTCTCCAATCTCCACATCACCAATCCTTTTATCACCAGTTGGAGTTTCCACGTTATCATTTACATTATGACAACGATTTATTTGAGATGCTGTATATAATGGTACTTCATACTCCCCTGCCAAACCTCTAAGTTCCTCAACTACTTCTTCAATTTCTTCATGCTTCTCTCGCTTCGAATTGCCTTTAAGTAAATCTGCATAATCAACTATAATGATATCAGGCTTCTTTCCTTGTAATATGAGCTTATCAACCGATGCCCTTACGGAATTAACGGATGCTGATTTTGTGGGCCAATATTTTATTATAAGCTCACCTGATAATTCTTTAATACTAGATTTAACATCATCTATGTTATATTTCAAATTAGTAACTGCCATATTAGTTAACACAGCATCATATCTCTGACCAACATATCCCTCGTTTAACTCTAAAGTATAATGTACCACCGTTTTTCCAGCTCTGACAGCAGCCATACCCACATTAATAAGAGCCCATGATTTACCAATTCCTGGCGGTGCTGCGAAGATAATTAATTCACCTTTTCCGAAACCACCATCTACTAATTCATCAATTGCAGGCCATCCTGTTGTAATTACATTCCTAACACTATCGGCATAACGTTCATCAATACTAATATTATACTCATGCCCGATATCAGTATCCTGCCCAGCCTTCATAGCTGCGGTTATTTTAGATTGAATTTCTTCGTAGTTACCACTCTCAAGCAAACCTACCGATTCAAGGATAGCATTTTTAACTTCCTGATTCTTACAAAACTCTAGTGATTGCTCTTTTATGTATTCTAACTCAGTGGATTCTAATCCACCCCATACATTTCTAAGGTTATCTGATACAGATTGTCTTAGAATATCAGAACTAAGTGCATCTGATTCCGTTTTAAATACATCTAAGGTTGGTATTTGTTTGTATTTATCAAAGTGGGTTAATATTTTACTTAAAATCCATTGATTTGCATCAGAATCGAAATAATCATCTTTTATAATATCATAAATAGTCTGTAAAAATATCCTATCTGATAATAATGCTGATAGAATTTTTATTTGGAAACTTGAACCAAATCTCTTTCCGAATGTATCCATATATTTTCATGTGATTTAGTGTAGGTATATTAGAAGCAATATACAAAAAACTATTCAGTAATCCAAATTACTTATGAGTAGTTTTAGCATATTTATCTAAATCAGTCCAAGTATTACCGATCCAATATTCAATATTTTTAAATGCAGTATATAATTTATCAATCATAAACTGCTTTTTGAATAGAAATGTGTTTAATCTATTCACAGGAGATTCTAATATCCCCCGAATATTGGATTTTATAGATGCACCGATGTCTGGATCTCTCAATTGCATTAACCTATCATTCAACTCCATCTGCTCTACAGATTCCCTTATCTTTAGTATAGCTTTATTAGGCTTTTCAAGTCCATCTAATTCATTAACTAAAGTGTCAATAGTGAGTACTTTATCAGTGGCGAAATCGGGGAAGTATTTTAGTAAGGTCTTTTTACCAATTCCACTTACTCCTGGAATCTTATCTCCCGAATCCCCCTCTATTACACGATATAGTAGGAAATTAGTTGAACTAATACCATATTCATCTAATAGTGATTGCTCAGTATACATTCGCTTCTTTGTAGGTGCCCAAATTGAAATTCTTTTATTGATTAACTGTAAGAAATCCCTATCAGATGATACAATATTAACTTGTTTTTTGAAGATGTGATTCGCTGCATATGCAATAACATCATCAGCCTCAACGTGATCTATGTATAAAACATCAACTGGCAACATCTGTAAATATTCAATTAATGTTGAAAATTGCACTTTCATTGATCTAGATTGATCTTCTAAATCCTCATAACCAGCCAAACGATTTAGTTTAGTTAAACCAGATCGACCTGCTTTATAATTCGGAAATATCTTTTTACGTTTTGCCGAACCACCCTTACCATCAAAGACCAGTACGACCCTCGTTGGGTTGTAATCCCTAATACGAGCACCGAGGGATAACAGAAAACCTGTTATTCCCCCGATGTGTTGTCCATCATCATTTAATGTCGGTACTGCACCGAACACTCTGATAAATGCATTCAAACCATCCACTATCATCACTCTATCATTAACATTTTTATCATCCGATGTCTCTGATAGGTTATTTAGCATTTCCTTATAATTACTCTTCATCGGTTGTTTCTATCTTAATAGTTGATACATCTGGCTGTTTATAACTTAGTATATAAGCTTCACAAATTTCATCGTATATTTCTTTTTTAATCTCAGAATCACTATCTATTAGTTTTTCAAAATCCCTACTTAGAAATTTATGTACTTCGCCAGTGGATTTACTCACCCAAGTATACCAAGCACCACCCTGATTTACCAACTCATAAGCCTTCATCGTACTCAACCAAGAACCATACTTATCAATACCTCTGTCGAAGTATATGTCAAATTCTGTAGTTCTATGAGGTGGCCCCATTCGATTTTTAGAAACCTGTACTCTAGTTTTGATACCAATTGGTTGATCTTTACCACCGATTTTGGCATTTATCTTACCCATTTGCTTCATTCTAAGTCTACAACTTGCATGGAACCCAAGAGCTTTACCACCTGATGTGGTGTACGGGTCACCAAAAGTTACACCCATCCGAACTCTAAGTTGATTTGTAAACACTAATAAGATACGTTCTCTACCAATTACATTGGTAATCTTACGTAAAGCTTTAGATATGATAATTGCTTTTTGAGTAGCCCAACCTGCTTGATCGTAATCTGCGGCTATCTCTACCTTAGTAGATGCGGCTGCTACTGAATCCACAACTATTGTAACTAATCTATCTTTATCAGATTTTCTAATAGTATCAATTATAGAATCCATACTTTCGAATATATCCTCAACCGTTTCTAACGGCAAGTATAACATTTCTTTTGTATCAACACCAATTGCTGATAAAAAGTCCTCACTAATAGCAGTTTCTGTGTCAATATACACTGCCAATCCACCTTTCTTTTGTGTGTTGGCTAACGTATGTGCTGCTAATAGGGATTTTCCACTCGCTTCTAAGCCTGTAATCTCAATAATTCTACCAACGGGAAAACCACCATGTGGTCTATTTGATATCGCTAAATCCAACATATCATCTCCCGTGGACACCCACTCTGTTAAATCAGTGGGTGTCTCTTCGGAACCGTCTAAAAAGTAGGCATGCTGCCCTGTTTTTTTGAATTTAGTATTGAGATTGTCAGCTAATAGCGATGCTAATTCATCACGATTATTTTTTGACATATTTTATTTATTTCTTATTGAATAGTTGATCAAATGCATCATTCACACCCGCTGTTGATTTTACAACCGTTTTAGTGTCGGCTTCAAATGGGACATCGGTTGATGAATTTCCATTTGTAGATGTGCTAACTGGAGATTCCTCAGTTTCTTCATCAGATACATCACCAGTCTCTAGCCACTGCTCAAGATTAGATTTCATCTCATCATAAGTGTACTGCTTAAACATCTTTGGTAATTCAACCTGATCTTTCAACATTTGGATAACGTTTTGGTCAGAAGTAATTGGTGTTTGTTTAGGCTTGACTCTAATGTAAGTCTCTGGATAGGTTTTACCCAACTCTTTTGCTGTTTTGAACTCCACTGTAATATCCCTACCATTTATAGGATCGGTTAAATCACCATAATCTGGATCGGAGAAAAATGATAATAGTTCTTGGTACACTGTTTTACCAAATCCCCAAAACTTAACCCCCTCACTTTCCTCACCACGTACTACAACAGGAACATATGTTCTCAATTTTGGTGTCAGTTTTTTAGATAAGTTCCAATCATTTTTATCACCAGTCGACTTCAATTGCTCTGCAAATTCCAATAATGGGTCAGGCTCACCGTGGGTTTGTGGTGATAGCATATTTTTACCACCGAATCCATAGTGGAAGAGTAATTCAATAAAAGGATTGGATTCATTATGAATGTAAGGTACTATTCTTACTTGCTGTGTTCCTGGTTTCGGTTTCCACAGGTTATCATTCTTTGTAGTTTTTGTCTGTAGACTGTCTAGACGATTTCGAATTGCGTTTAAATCAATTGCCATAATTTTTAGTTTTTATTATTTATTTTGTACAATATAGTGATTATCTTTGTGATAACCAAGCTTTTTTTAATATTTATTTTTTAATTTTTAATTTTCTTTTATAATTACTTTATTTCCAGCCCCGAGCCTTCAATGATTTTGCCACTTTCAAAAATGGTTTTAACATTTTTTGATATGTTTTCATATCCGTATCCATGTCATATGTAGGTTTGAATTTGAGTACCTTATCGAGTATCACCGTACCATCATATGACTCAATCCTAATGGGTAGATGTGGATTATGATCCCAGAATGGGGTTGCTAGTATAGTTGCATCATGCTTCGGACTTTCTCAGGTTACGGTTCCTGAATGCGAATCCATATTAGGTGTAAACGAACCCACCTTCGAGCTAGTACCTACTTTGATTTGAAAATCAAGTACGTATTTATCTATATCAACTCCATTTTTGGATGGTGGCATTGTTCCATATTCAGTTAAGAGTTTTCTAATAGAACCCATTTGCTCAACCATTAATTTTCTATTCTTTTGTATATTAGCCATAGTAGTTTCCTTGTGTATGTATAAGTATCAAATAATTTTAATTCAATCTAAAAATGTTGTGCAATTGTGTACCAATTACCCTATAACCACCACCATCACTAAGTATTACTGAATTTTGATAATTACCCCAATCAACTATGAATGAGTTATCTAATTCACCATAATTTAAATCACGAATTAAATTATTTAGTGAGTTTATAGTATATAATGTGTTTGTTTCCTTTTTTCTATGTACTAAAATAGTATCTTTTAAAAATTGGAAGTTTCCACCAGCCATTACATTATAAGTTATTATATACTTATCATCATCATCTAATTTAAGTATAAATATCATATCTGTAAATAGTTGATATTCTTTTTGTATTTTTTCTATCGTTTCATCGATTTGACTTTCGTTTGTGAAAGTACATAGTAGTTGCGTTCTCACCCATTCTCTCCGTTTTACTTATCAAAACATTTTTGCATATCAGGTGACCATTGAATTGTATTTGTAGTTTTACCTGTTGCGCCTGATCTTGAACGATATCGTTTTTCACCAATAAACTTTCTACTACTATCTTTCTGGTCAACTGCGTATATATAAACAACTTTACCAGTAGTAAGTGTTTTTTCTTTATTTTTTATTAATTTTTCATCACTAACAACCACAAAGTTATCCTCTGCATCTTTTAGATTATCTACACCTAAACATTTTTTTAGTGCTTTTGGTGTAACATCCTTACCTGCCATTACTAACTGAGTATTTCTTTTTAACACTTGTTTAAAATCACCCGCATCAGCTTCTTTAATTTTATCTAAGTGTAAGAAATCTATTGTTTCTTGGAAACCTATAATAGCACCTAATGGTTTTTCTTTACCACTTGATGTTTTTCCTGTTATCTCATTTAGTTTGTTATGAGTTTCCCTTTGAAGTGATAATGCCTTTTCTCTAGATGAAGATATTAGCTTATTAGTATCTAACTCATTAGGAACTTCATTACCATTAACTTTTTGGAACTTCCTTTCTTCTCCTGCTAATCTAGAAATAAGTCTCAATCTATTTGATGATGATTTACCCCTACCTGCTTCATCAGATAGTTTATCTAATAGTTCATCGTGAGATTTAACTTTATATTTTTTCATAGCATCAGCTACATCATTTTTTATACCAGATGATTTAAAACCAGCTTCTAACTTTTTAAGATTCTTAACTAATCTACCCCTATCCTCACCCGTATAAGTTCCTAAAAACTTAGCTTCTTGTAAAGCCGCATTATTATAGTTCTTTTCAATTTCAGAACTTTGTTTTTTAGAATCCTCTACAATAGATTTTGCTTTGGATGCATCTTCTTTACTAACTCTACCACTTTTTTCTAATGAATCGATATTTTTAGTTTGTTTTGTATAATCATCATTTAGAGTAGAATTCCCTTGAATATCACTAAATCCTTTTTTATCACTCCAACCATCGTAAATTAAATTACCATTTTCATCTTCCGTAATAACTACCGTATCGGATGCGTTTTCACCACCACCTGAACCATCTACCCATTCTTGCATTGCATCTTTAGGTACTTCGATTACCCCCCCATCATCTGTAACATATATCTTTTCAGCTGAATCTATTTTTTTTTTTAGATTTTCTTTATCCTTAGTAGTACCACCAAATGATGATATTTTAGTTTCTTTACCAAACCCAACTTTTTCTTGTGCTAATTTAGCACCTTCATTTGCTCTTTTTGATTTTGTTACACCTGATCGAGCTGCTATAATACATGCTCTATATAAATCCCTCTCATTTGCTGATATAGAAGATGGTATTTCACCCCTATCATTTTGACTTGGACTTTGAATTATTGTTTTTTTTTGTTGCTTACCTAATTTAGTATTTTTACTTTTTTCAAAGATAATAGATGATAATTCAGATTCACTAATATCAGAATATTTTTCAATGATTAGAGATGCCTCATTAGACATATTCTCATTAAAGTTTGAACCAGCATTTCCTCTCGCTACCCAATCTTTTCCTTCTTGGAACCCCTTATTTAATGATTGATCGGAAGTTTTTGAGTTTTGAAGTAACTTACCACCATCACCATATAGTTCTTTTACTTTTTGCTTTGCCGATTCGTATGATTTATCAGTATTAGATTCTTCCTTTTCATTTTTTTGAGCTTTTTCTAATGCTGTTAATGAATTTACTTTTATATCAGCTTCCGCTTTATCTCTCGCATCAGTATCCTCATCTGGCTGATCGGCTTGATTATCATCATTCGAATCATTATCATCAGATGTGGTATCATCTTTACTACTTTGCGAATCACCTTCTTTTTCTTTCTGACTTATTTCCTGATCAGATGGTTTTGTTTGTGTTTTGGGATTAAGTTCTTTTGCTTTATATACGTTACCTGATTTAATATTCTTAACCCAAACTTCTTCATTTAATTCATCATCTTCATTTTCTTCATCATCAGTTTCCTCTTCATCTTCATCAAAACCATCAATGTGAGCTGATACTGATGTTTCATCATCCTCTACATCTATACCAGAATCAGTAGGGCCTTTGCGATCAAGATGTGTTGGTGTCGGTCGAGATGGTGTTTTCATCAACTCAGTTACATAATTTATTGCATGTTCTGAGAAATCATATTTATCACGTAGCATAGTTTCCAATATGGATAGGCATCTGCTATTATTCGGGTCTAAATAAATTTCCTTAAATCTACATTCAACCCACCAATCACCCACTAATTCATCTATAAATCCATCTAACATATCAATCTCATTTATTAAAACTTTCCATTTTGGAATAATTTTCACCTATTTCAATCTTACTGGGGAAATTACCCTCATCTATAAGTATTTTCAATTTAGATAATACACCAGCTTCATCGGGTGATACATCAAATAAGTATGAATCGTAGGTATATAAAACTAACTTAGATTTATAATCCTCTAATTGTTTATTTATTTCTAAAACTTTCTGTAGGTTCTTTTCAGTCTCAGTCGATTGTAATAAGTAATTGAATAGTTTATTCTTATTGAAATCAGTATAGTATTCTTTTTTCATTTTTCTACCTAATTCAGTTTCTATATAACCATTTTTTTGAAAATCATCCCAAAGAATATCTTTGAAATTCTCAATTCTTTGATAGAATGGAATATGTGCGTACTTATCTTCAACGCCACCGTATAATTGTCTAAATGTGATACCCTTTGCATCACCATATGATACATCACCATAGTATTCTTTCAAAATCTTATGAGCCGATTGATCGATTGGTAATTCAAACCCTATCATTTCAGCTATAATACGAACGTGATATGCATCATAATCGAATTGAATCAGTTTACCATCTACAAATCTGGAAATGAATCTACTACGGGTATCATCATCTTTTTTAAGTGCCGCATAGTTTGTACCATTAAATGTATTTGATGGTCTGGATGTCAAAGTATATGGGTTGTAGTGGGTATATTCTAACCCTGTTGTTGTCATAATACCATTAGACTCCACACCGTACAGTGATTTGCAGTAATACTTTGAAAATTTCTCTAACAATTCACCATCTCGATTTTCGTAGAATTTCAAAAAATCATCTAAAGATTCACGTATTGATTCTAAATGCTTTACAATCGGTATATAATTATTTATCAATTGTAGGTTTCTAAATTTCCTATGGAAAAACGTATGAGCTGTTGTAAATTCATCGATCAACTTTTCGTTTTTCTGTAAGTACTTCAACATATCAGCATCATACATATTATTAAACCTAAGTTCTGAGTTTAATGCTGATTTCATATTGTATATAAAAGCCGTGTCGATATCCAACTGAACATCATTTAACGTAGTTTTATCAGAATCCATATGATTTATATTTATAATATATTCCTTTTCAGAATCCAAATCATATATGTATATAATTGATAACCCAACTACTGCTGAGTGTATAGTATCACTCATCCACAATGGATACACAAATGCATTTGTAGTGGATATTGAACCACTCATTATATAGTTAATCATAGTACTGGATCTTTTACCCACTCACCTTGATGTTTTTTTTCTTTCTTACGACACGTCCAACATATTCTATGTAACCGATCAGCCTTACCATATTTCCAATAAAGCCATTCGCAGTGATGGAATGGATTCCACACTAATGGTAATGATAATAATAAAAGTAATGAATTTCGGGAATAACTACGTTGAAATGGAACTGGGGCGTATTTTTCGTATAATTCTTGCTGATCTTTTTCTGTAATTGGAGTATCCATACTTTTTGATTTGGTACAATATACGAATTACTTTATGAAATTCCAAATTTACGGTTGATAAAATTCAGTTAGATTTGTTAAAATACCCCTTAATGTCGGATAATCCTCTGATAGTAAATCAATTGTACGTTTATTTGTGGATATAACTCCAGGTTGATTAATAGTTCCATTTGGATTGAGTATATCATCAATTTGACCCGATACCTTCCATCTTAATAAGAATGAATTCCAAAGTAGTTTTGGTAATCCATTTGACTTACCAACTTTTTTAAAATCTTTTTCAGATAATTCTATAACACGATCTTCATTTACTTTTGTACCGAAATATCTAATAACATACCCTTTGTAATAATCACTATCTATTGGTTTATTTTTTGAAGAATTAGGCATCGAAGATGATGGTATCTCAATTTCTTTTATACCATCATATTCAAATGATTTTCCTAAATCTATAGAAATTCCATTTATTGATGTAACATCATTATTCAAATCTACATATGGAATCAACTTTGATGATTTACCATCTATATAGGTTGCTTCTGTGAATACCTCTCCAGTGCTATATTTATGATATTGACCTTTGTACTCAATACCACTAGTCGACATAAATTCTTCACCATCGGTTAATAACCCATCGGTGATTTGATCTTTTGTATAATATACTCTTCTTCGATTATCAGCCATTATATTATCCTCATAACAGTTTTAAGTGAAGTATCCCAATTTCCCTGCCCATCGAATGCATGATCTGCCGCGATCACTGAGAACTTAACACCCTTCTTTTTAAATGATGTTGGTATTCGATCTATAATTATCGGTGATAGTAAGGGAATTCCCCAAATACCATCAATAGTGACTCCTAAATCAAGAGTGAATAAGATTTCAGAATATCTATTTTCTTTTAATTGTCGATCAGTTCTTGCGTTTTGCAATATATGATTCTTGCAAGCATTTGCATATGATGTTATATTGAAATCATCCATTCCCAATTGTCCGTATTTATGCCGTATATCTCTCAAATTAGTAGCTGATGTTTTTACCTCAACTGGGGGTGCTGGTATATCACCCGCACTGTAATCACCTATTTGTTTTTCAAATGATAGCTTCACATCTTTCACTAAGCCTGGCCCATTATTAAAATTATTAATATTTCGTTGACCCGTGGTGTTATCATTTTCAGATTCAGTATTTGGTGTGGTAAGTGTTTCGATTGGTTCTGGGCATGTAAAAATGCCAAGTGCTGCTTTATAATTAGATGAATTAGCACTCAGTGATTTCCGACTCGCCATCATAATGTAATCTGAATCAAAATTACTTTCCAATGAAACTGATTTTAAAATAGAATCATCACCTAATGTTTTAAATTCATAAACAGTGCTTTTATTAAATAATGATTTATTTGTAACATTTTTTCTATTTATTAACTTCATTATAATAGTATCAGTGCTATCACTGAGTTGTGTGTGTAGGTTTCCATCACTATCAGTAGGAACAAACCCCAAACTTAACAAACCACCCGTTAAATATTCCAATTCTTCAAATATTTTAGTAAAAAATTCACTTATTTTGGGATTTTGCTTTAGGCCACCTTTAGTTTCAGCAGATTCTGCTGCATCATTCCACACCCTATTACAATACCCAATGGAAACTGCTATTGATGCTATTCTCGAAACATCAACATCATCTGTTAGTTTCTCAGGCCAAGATGCCATATTTGTCTGCCGATCATCATCTTTAAATCGTTTACCATATGATGATTGTATACCTGGCAATATGAATTTAGTAGGATCGGCAGAACCTATTTCTTCTAATTGTGGGAAATCCGAACCTGGCTCTCCAGCATTGGTTGTCTCATATTTAAAATCAGGATTCTCACCACCAATGGTTAATTTTAATTGCTTATCATTAATATATCTAATTAACGTACCTAATGTTGTATATTTTATAAACGTATCATCACCAAATAAGGAATAAAATGGCGCAGTATCCATTACAATATATAAGAATTTCGGTTTGTAAGTTCTTTCTAATTGTAATACATCTGACATTTCACCTATATCTGATACTGCGCCATCATCTGATGATGCAGCTGATAAGGTGTCATCTGAATCTTCAACACCAAAAGCAATTTTAAGTTCGTTTTCCAAATCTTCAAAATAATTAACTATAGGTGGAACAGTACTACCCAATTCATCAGATTGCCATAAAGCAGATGGGCTTATAGCCTTAACTTCACAATTATAACCACCATCACTGTCTATTGAGTATGAAAAGTTATAAATATTAGCGTATACTACACCACTATCACCATCACTAGTTCGATTTCTCCACCCAAATTCCACTTTCATTTCTGCACCGATTCTGAAAAAGGATTGCTCTACCAATTCTAAATCTACCAATGTAAATACTTTAAATGATGCATCTACTTCATATAAATATGCATCTACATAATCACCACCAGCAGCATTATTGGATATATTAACTGAATTTAAAGTTGGTTTGTATTTTCTTACAGATCCCTCAGATGTGTATAATGATGCAGCTCCACCCGATCTAATATTACCATCACCAATACTCATTTTTTGAGTACATATAATAGATTTTGTTTTGCCTGTAGTGGATATATTAACCCAAGCATACTTTTTGTAATTCCAATTCTTTTCCCGATTAGACACGTTACTAGCTCTACTGTTTAGAGTAGAACTTATATCTTTTGGAAAATCTGGATTAAAATTTAAGCTCATATTATGAATTTATTTTATTATATTCATCGATTACACTAAGATGTTCTTGTGGTATTCTCAATTGGATTCCATTAGGCACATTTAAGTCACCCTTACCAATATTATTTGCTCTGGCTATAATCCACCAGAATCGAGTATCACCATAATACATATATGATAGGTTATCTAACCTATCACCAATTCTACCGATGATGTATATATCAGTAGGTTTATTTCTTATGATAGGGTACTTTACGGTAGATCTATATCGTCTACCTCTATCTGTATTTCGAATTTGTATTTTATCATATCTATTCATTGGATTATAAATAAGTTGTTATAAAATTAGCATCATAAACTTTTTGGCCGATTTCAGGTCTTAGATTATCTAATATTCTAAAGGATATGTTTACATCAATTCCCGTTGGTATTACTGCTAAATTATCATCATGGTTAATATCCCAAGGTAATTCATCAGGCATAGTGTAATTCAGAGATTCCACAAATGCTAATTTCTTTTTATACAAATCACCTAATGTGAAATTAACTAACGTACCTTCATATCCAGGAGAACCACCATATTTAGGCATAGTCATCGTTGCTAAGTAATTTATTTTATTCCAAATCGGTTTCATTTCAACCCTGGATGTTGCATATACTTGAAAATTGAAAGTTACAGATCGTTCGAATGTACTGTATTTATATGATTGATCTGCACGACCGTTATATTTAAAAGAATCCCATCCTGGAGAAAATGTGTCATTGAGACCATTAATAGTTCCTCTAAATTGAACACTCTCACCACCATCAGCTTTTATCCAAAATTTAACTAAATCATTATGCTCTTTAGCTGAAACATCTGATGCGTTTAAACTATCATGCAGTTCCCGATCAATGGATAACTTTGCAGATGTGGTTTTAGATATACTAACCAAATCCTTATCAACTTTACCTGGATTTCCTAATAAAATTCCTTTACTTGTATTGATATCTAAATTAAGAATCGGTAGCGACTCGTAACCGATTCTTATCTTCTGAAAATCATAGCCCGCATCCTGCGCCAACTGTCTGTGTTGATTCCCCAATGATAAGCTCAATCTGAAATCATTATATCTATTAGAGTTACTTTTTACTAATTTATCAAGAGGTAATGTTTCATATCCAGTATTCTTTTCATTCCCAA